AACATACTTAAATGGTGGCAGCAGTATCACACATTCGAGCAAGATAGTGAGCTCGATGATGATAATGACTGGGGCAAAGAGTGCTACACGGCTGCCGAACGTAACTCATTCATGCGCTGATTATGACTACTTTGAAAGTCTCTCGTGAGTTTATGCGTCGCCTTGTTCGTGCTTATGAACAGGATCTGATCCAGCTAATTAACACCACACCGGATCATCCTGGTGGCGATTGGGCTACTAAAGACCTAATGACTGTGGAAGACATTAGAGAGATGACATTTGATCCTTTTCTTCAACACATCGAGTTCTAATCATGACCCCTGAACAAAGAGACAAACTAATCGACGATTACGCCTGGGAGATTGTCGACGGCATGGACATTAAAGATCTGTGCCGTATGGCAGCGGAGCAGATTGCAAGCAACTTAGAGAACTTTTCGGACGAAGAAGTTATCGCTGAGGTTAAGGAGTATTACCCCCATCTTCTTGAGGACAATGACTAACACTGTAACTCTCAAATGCTACAAACACGGAGAAAGGTACGACTGCAAGGTAGAAACTAAGTGGATCGGTAGATCGCTCGCGGTACACAGACCATTAAAGGATGGAAGGCTGGGATTAGTTCAGAAGAGTAAGTGCTACTGGGCTATCACTCATCTCGAGACTGGTTACTCTTGCGGTCACCTAAACAGGTCCGTGCATGAAGTAATCAAACTAGCTAAAGCTTGGGACAAAGCATTTAGCGAGATTCACTCTCCCGAAGACATTAACGACTGGAGTCTTAAGCCTGAGTGGATACTTCAGTACAACGGAAGCTCACCCATCTGTGACCCGTACACAGTGGCTGGAATCATTAAACGCTACGCAAACTAACCATGACTAACTACAAAGGCTACGTTCTTCAGCGGGGTGTTTCGCCCATCGACGGCAAACCTTTCGTTGTCATCATGACAATGAAGACGACCAATCGCAAGACCGGCAACATGTGTCAGGTCTGGATTCTTCGGGATGACGTTAATCCTGTCGAAGCTGTAATCGAAGGTGACGACTTTAGTATCTGTGGTCGATGCCCACACCGTGGTACTTACGACCCCGAACTAGATAAACTCGTTGGCCGTTCTTGCTACGTCAACGTAGGCCAGGCTCCCTTAAGTATCTGGAAGGCATACAAGCGTGGCGTTTATGGCAAACTGTCTGACCTCACTCCTAAGATGCTGGAAGGTCGCAAGATCCGATGGGGAGCCTACGGGGATCCTGCACTCGTCTCGCCGATCCTGTTCGCCACACTCAACGAGTGTGCAGCAGGCCATACGGGCTACACACATCAATGGCGCGAGCCTTGGGCGCAGTGGTGCAAGGGATTCTTTCAGGCATCCTGCGATGGTCTGTCTGACTACATGAACGCTAGCGCCCACGGCTGGAATACGTTCGCTGTCATTCCCAAGGGAACCGTTGCCTACAGTGGCAAGCTATGTCCGGCTACGGCTGAGAACTCGCAAGCCCAATGCGCCACTTGCAGCCTTTGCGATGGTGCAAAAGCGGACATCTTCGTAGAGGCTCACGGGTCTGGCGCGAAGCATGTAACGACTACCTGCTGACGCAGGGCCAACTCACACAACACACTCACTTATCACATCATCATGGTCGCTTACAACGTCTACGAACAATCTGCACACTCGCTTGCTTACCACGCTGCGCGGCGCTTCAAGCATCTCCTAGTGAGCGGGATGCTGCCAGGTGACATCATCGACAAGCTCGAAGAAGAGGTTATCCCTGCACTCGAGTGGATCGAAGGGTGGGAGCCTTCCGATGCTGACATTCAGGCTCACATCGATTCGCGGGGAATGTTCTAATGAACTTCCTTTGCACAACTACAATCTGCGTTCAGATGTTCACTGGCGTGGGTATTACTTATGCTCACAACTCAGACAGCTATTTGAGCAACGGTGCTCGTGGTGCTGTCTATTGTCAGCGATCGAGTTACCGATACTCTTGTGAATACCTAGAAAGAGCCTCATCTAACGCAGCTTCGGGAGCCCGACCTGTGAACTCAGGTCGCTTGGACTGATACAGAAGTTGTACAGAGGGGTCTATAGATGAGGCAGACCCACGGATGCTCCAAGGCGAGTCAGAAGGGACTAGCTCGAAGCTTCCATCGGGAGTAACGACTACTGCATTCCCTTCATCATCAACAAGCTGACCTTTCAGTAGGAGATTACGCAAAGCATTCAACTCACCAGGCAGTTCTACATCACCAGCTAAACGCCGGGGAACCTCAAAAGCAAACGTTCTGTAGTCCACTGCCTATCGCCCTTTGTACCAGTTTAACTTACCCAATCACTTCGTTCGTCATGCTCAAAGTAACTAACAGGACTAGAGCTTCAAAGACAGCGGGAAAGTTTATCTACTGCCCGCACTGTGGCTCTCAGCATCGAGTCTTTCACTTCGCTTGGTCAGCTCTTGAATGCACTGATTGTGGCAACTGGGCAGATAAATGCGAGTATCTGCTCGAGAAACCCACGCTGCCTGAGAAAGATCGACCAGTGATTGCTCTGATCTTCGATCGCAGCTTCTGGAGCTTTATCGATAAGTTCAATGAGCACATTCTCTATGACTATGGCTACGAACTTGTAGAAGTAGACAGCAGCGGAACACGAACCGCATGGCACTACCGACCCATAGGCAGCGACGATTATGACTCAGCGGAGGATCTACCTCTGTGGGTCTGGGATGACCTGCGCGAGTGCCTCTCACTGAGACACAACATGATCCCCGAAGATCTAAGCGTCTGCAGGCGCATGGTTGACCCTGGTCTTGGCATAATGCTGCCGGAAGACCTGGAAATTCTCAAACGAGGTGGACTCCCCGATGGCTGCATCCGAGCAAATTATGCTCCCACGCCTGAACTGCAATCACCGGAACATCCTGCGTAGAGCGATCACACAGGAGAAGGCTTCGGCTGGTTCCTATTTCACCGTGGGGAGAGGGATCTCCAACCGGAACCACGGCTACAGCAACGCGCTTAAGAGACTCAGCGATCTGGGCTTGATCGAAGTGATCGAGAACGGGAAGGCAATCCTGCACTGGCAGGTTCGTCTACTCGTGTGTCCGGACGCGCTCAGCAAACTTCTGAACCAACCCGCTTCGCGGGGCGCCCCAAACAACAGCATCTAATTGACAACAACCATGAGACATTTCCCTGTGATCTTTTGTATCATCAGCCTTTGTTTCTCTTGGTATGTCATACAGACGGTTGAGGGTCGAATACCCTTACCCGGCTCGTGTGCGCCGAGCCAAGTTAAAGCAGAAGCTCCTTGATCTTGGTCTGAACTTCAAGGCAATCAATAGCAAGAGGGGAACAATCATTGTCCCCGAGAGCAGAGCTGAAGAAGTTCTACAACTACTGGCGTTTGTTGACGCCACAAACGACTACGTTGTTCTCGGTTACGAAGATGGCGAGCCCTCCCATGACCAGCCCAGTCACGGTGACGATTAACTCACAGATCTCACAGAAGACTGCTACGTTTATGAACATCTCTCCGCAGACTCTGCTGGCAGTGGTGAAGGGCTCTAAGTCGAAAGCCGCTGTCGAACTAGCTAACCGTCTGCTACCAATCCTCGAAGACCTCAACAAGTGAAAACGATCCTCGCAGCCCTGTTTGTATCTCTGACTTCTTTAACTTTCTGTCAAAATGTCTACGGTCATCACAACGCCGAGCACTCTCGCGATGGAGCAGTCAATTCAGTTCACGAAGGACGAGCTGCTGACACTTCGACGGGCACTGAATGCGTTAGCCACGAGGCACCAATTGAGCTTGCTCACGACATCTGACTCCATGCGGGCAGAGATCGAAAGATCACTAGCTCAGTTTCATGAACTTGATAGCAAATTATTATCGATCAAACCATGCTCCTGTCTCGAGTCATAGAGCCCTTTGCTAGGTACAATCCTCGCGAAGTTTCCTGTACAACACTTCAAATCTTCTTGGCAATCGGAGAGTCTTCCGAAGGACTGCTGCAGGCAGACATCCCGCTACGCCTAAACATCCCAAAGTCGACTGTCAGTAGGAACTGTGGCATCCTGAGCGACACCACGCAGAAAGGAGAACCGGGTATGGGCTTGATTAGTCGGGAGCCTTGGGCGAAAGATCAGCGAATTAATTTCGTGAAGCTCACCGACAAAGGTAGGCAACTGTTCGACGAGATCCATAGCAGATTGGGTTAGCCTCTGTTCAGTTGTCTCTAAACCCTGTGGTGCTCCCTGATTGGAGGATTAAGGCTCTCTGCGAAGGAGGGATGATTACTCCGTTCGAGCCCACGCTCCTTAATCCGGCAAGCCTGGACGTAACACTCGGTTCTAACCTCTACATCGAGGTGGAGGACGTTGGGTTGCTACCTAAGGACATCTCCGATTGCACGAAGGATCGCCCTTTCTTGTTAGCGCCGAACGAGTTCGTTCTGGCCGAAACGGCGGAGACATTCAACATCCCGGATAACATCGCGGCGCAGTTTGCACTGAAGTCTTCGCTGGCCCGCGCCGGTTTAGAGCATCTCCTCGCAGGCTACATCGACCCTGGTTTCAACGACTCTGTCCTTACCCTCGAATTCAAGAACGCGAAGCAATTCTCACCGTTACCGCTCTGGCCGGGCATGCGCTGCGGGCAGATCATCTTCACTGAGATGACTGATGCCCCTCTCGTGAGCTACAGGCATACGGGGCGCTACAACGGTGATAAGAAGGTCTCGCGTTGTAAGGGACTCCTCTAACTCTTTGAAGGAGCAACAGCAAACGTACAGTAAAAGGTGCACGACATATTTAAAAAGTGCAAACCATGCTTAGTTTTGTTGCTAGTGTCTTTATCGGAAAAAGTTTTCTAATTAAGAAAAGTTGCGTTTGATATAGCAACAACTAGCAAGAGATAAATCCAGAGAAAACGGTTGACAGGGTGAGCTGAGCGATGTACATTCCTCTGCATGGGCGGCACAGGCCCTCAACGTGGTGCAAATCCTCTGCATCAAATCAAATGCAAAAGATCACCACGCAAGACTTGATCACTCAGGGTCTCATCAGTGCCGAGAGATACGACGCATGCGACAACGCACTCGCCGAACTGAACGAAGGTTTCGGAAAGGAGTATGAAGCCTCTCGAGCAAACCTCACGTCGATGCTCTACAAAGCTGAGAGCAAGGGGATCGACCTCTCGGTTTTCAGAGGTGAGGAGTCACTCTTCAAGTTCCCCGAGTTTCGGACCAATATCGTCGTCCGGATCGATCGCTCGCCGTCACCACACGCGAAGCTCGACAAACTCAACGAGAAGATTGCTGACTTAGAACGAAAGTTAAAGATCGCCAAGATCGAGCGAGATAGCTTGATCAAACAACTCGAGATCACCGGAGCTGTAGACCTCGTCACAGACAAGATCACCGCCGTCTTCCGCCGCCTCAAGTGACTGACATGACTGACAGCATCTTCCTTCTTCACTGCTCAGTGAGCGCTTCAGTTCGACAAAGCACACAGATTAAGTTTGCCGATCTGCATCTACCCGATACAGTTGTCGACATTCTTGAGAAACAGCAGTCCGTCTCTGTACGACCCACGCTCTCTGGGAAGCTCAAGGAGTTTCTCAATCTTCTGAGGATAGAGCAACGTAAGCTCTACGACGAGTGCACCATCCACAACGGAGACGTTCACTTCCTACATGGTGACCACTTCGAGGATGCGATGGAACGCATCCAAAAGATCAGGTCTGACGCCGCGAGGTATAACGCTCAACTGAATGAGCTTTGGCTCGAGGAGTACACACGCTGGAGCGTTACCGTCGAAGGGTTCCTCGAACCCCTGTTTCGTAACGACTCCGAAGGGTTCAAGCTCGCTAAAGAAGCGTACTTGTCGATCTTCCCTACCAAGCAAGAGTTTGAGAACCCGATCAAAGTATTTGTAGTAGGGCCGAATCCTGTAAGTCTTTCTGTTTCTGAAAGCAGAGACCAACACTCTCTGGCCTCAGCGATCGAGGAAGCAGCAGCGATCAACACCAACGAAGTACTTGAAGCAGCTAGAGACGGAGCTGCAGATCGAGCACTTGCAAAAGCAGCTGAGCTTCTTGATGATCTAGACGTTCGTATCTCGTCGAAGGTCGGCGAGCGACAAACCGGTGGCTCAAAACGAAGAGGTTCTTGGCAGATCACCGCAGAAAGCTTGAGCTTGATTACGCGTCATTGCCCAGGATTCACAAAGCTTTCTAAACTCTCCGAGGACTTACTGGCCGTGGGAGTTCGACTTCAAGCTGGGTCCGAAAAGGTAAAGCTCCAAGCTTTCCAGGACTACGCAGATCTCAAAAGTGAGATCAGAAAGGAATTGAACTCAATTGTGGCTGCCCGTGATTCCAGCGATGGGCTCGATGCTCTTAAAAAGTCACTCGCACTATCGAGCACCTATCGAGACCTTCTCACAAAAATCAACACCGCAGAGAGTATCGAGCAGCTTGATTCACTCCACCACGAGTTGCTCGTAGAGCAGGATGTCTATCAACAGCGAGCGAAACATCTTCAATCTCTCTTTAACCAGAGAGTTGAGCTTGTTACAGCACAGACAACAAACCTAGATGACCTATTAGACGAGGTCAAACAAATCACCGCCGAGACAACCTCCGAACTCGACTTTTAAACAATGAACGACGCCCTTTTCTCCAATCTCCAAAAGTTTCGCTCCAGCTTGAACACAAGTTTCCTCGAGCGTGAGGATGTGATTGACGGTCTCTTGGCCTCTTTAATCACCAAACAGAACAGCTTCCTGTTCGGGCTACCTGGAACAGGTAAGTCTGAACTCGTCCGCGCAGTCTCAAATGGTTTTAAGGGTTCGAAGTTCTTCGGTTACCTTCTCTCCCCCACCACAGACCCATCGGAGTTGTTTGGGCCTGTCGCGGTCTCGCGTCTCTTGAAAGACGAATACGTTAGAGACGTTGAGGGTTACCTTCCAAGCTCCAACATTGCTTTCCTTGACGAGCTTTTCAGAGGCAGCTCTGCCGTACTCAACTCTCTACTGACAATCCTCAACGAGAGAACTTTCAACAACGGGCGTTACGTTCTAGAGACTCCTGTCCAGTCGATTGTCGCGGCTACGAACAGTTTTCCTCAAGAAGAATCGCTTCAGGCTTTCTGCGATCGCTTTCTGTTTAGGCCGACGGTCGAACTCTTGAAGAAGCCAACATCCAGACGGTGCTTAGATGCGTGGGCGCTCAACCTGAACAAGAGACCAGAAATTGTCTCAGAACTCACATTCGAGGATCTTCAAACTCTTCAACTAGAAGTAGAGGATGTAGGAGTAAGCGATGAGTTTCTCGATTCATTCACTCAAGTTGTCGACCTTCTAGCCACGCGGGGGATAACCATCAGCGATCGGAGGAGGGTGCAGATACTTAAGTTCCTCAGAGGTTGGGCTGTTGTTCAAGGAGATGACGAGCTGCACCCGGAGCATCTCCACAGGTCGCTCGTACACATTGTCTACCAGACGCACGATGACATCTCGGCTATCAAGGAAGTCTTAGAACAAGCGGTTCCTACTGCTGAAAGGTTATTCGAAAGCATCAAGAGAGCTCACAACGGTATCCTCACTGAATACCACGCTCTCCATGCTCAGGATTCGAAGAACATCGATGACCTGAGCAAGATTGTCAGCAAGCTCCGGAAGATGCACAAAGATTTAGAGACACTTAACACCAAGCTGGACAACATCTTGGAATCAGGGCAATACAGAATCTCTGCGAGTGCTAGACAATCAGCTACAAAGCTCATACAAGCAATCGAGTCCTCCTCACAATCAGTAATCACCTCGATCTCGGGTATTTCAACATGAATGTAAATCGAGAGTTTCTTCGCCTCGTTAATAACGAACCCTTGGTTCTTGCGGTGTCCGCGCTGACAGACTTTCTTTGGGAAGACTTTGTTCGCGACGCTAGACCAATCGTCAAATACATAGAGGACCGCTACAACATCAATCAACTATCCCGATTCGGGAAAGAGTTGTACGACTTCTTGTACAACGGAGGTCAGGTAACAACAATCATCAATCTGGACGAAATCGAAGACTACTTTCGTGCAAAACAGAACGGTTTAAACCCTTCGTTCCCAGCCAACTACAAGCCTGAATCAGCTTTCTGGGTAAACCTGTTTATTCAGATCACTGAAGCCCCAGCGTGGCCACGGCTAATCGCTACTTCCGTGGGCGATCAGTTCAACGCTGGTAACAACGCCGTAAACATCATCAACGAGCTGAGCAAAGTCATCGAAACTCAGATAACTGAGGGTTCTCTTGACGGTGAGCTTCTAGCGAACGCGGCGGGTGACCTACAAGAACTTCGGGAGAAGTTTCTCGAGGCTAAGAAGGCAGGTAACAACGAGGAAGCAGCAAAACTTCGCCAGGAAGGAAAAGAGCTTGGAGCAAAAATTGAGCAGCTAATGCGCCAGGCCAGTGAGTCCATCAAGCCTCAGGTCAGTGAAGCAATGGACAAGGCCCAACGAGCTTCCGACGAAACTTCGGAAGCCATGAGCCAGCTCGCGGGAACTGAAACCGGTAACGGTCTAGCACTCAACGACCTCGAGCAGAAGCGAAGACTCGCCAAGAAGCTTCAGGCAAACCCGGCTCTCAAGGAACTCACGCGCAAACTGGGAGCACTCCGGCAAGCTTGGGCAGATCGGAAAAGAGCTCGGAAAGCACAGAGTAGCTACAGCGATATCGTCGGTGCCAAGTTCTCCGATGCCGTGACGCAGGCGTTCCCTACAGAGATAGCACTAGCCGCTACCACGCAAGGCAAGGCCTTGTTTGCCCTTAAGTACAGCCAAAAGACGCTTCTAACCAAGGACTACGAGGCAAAAATCAAAGAGCTCGACAAAGGCCCAGTGGTTATGTATATCGACATCAGCGGTTCGATGTCGGGTGAGTCAGAGCTCTGGTCTAAAGCAATTACCTACGTTGTGGCCGAGGAATGCCTCAAGCAAAAGCGAGAGACTCACATACATCTCTTTGACAACATCGTACAAAAAAGCATCTACCTGGAAAGCAATCGCTCAGACAACGAGAAGTTACTTAATTTCGTCATGACGTGGACGACAAGAGGGGGCACATCCTTCTACGCCGTTATCGACCACGCGCTGAACAAAGTGAACATGCTGGAAAAAGCAGATGTTCTGATGATTACCGACGGCAACGCCGAGGTCTCTGACCCGTTTATCCGTCGCCTCAAAGCTTTTAAAGAAGCCAATGGGATTCAGTGGAACAGCTTCTGTATCGGCAGAAAGGCTAGTATTCTAAAAGAATTCAGTGACTACGTGCACACTGTAGACGTAACAGATAACCCTAGGAGTGCAGAACTGTTTCAAAATGCTTTGAGGTGAGTCGTCATTATTGAGCGGCAGTCTTAGATTGTGCTCAAGACGAAAGCGGAAAGGTGAGCAAACAGTCTGAAGCTGCCGCTATCAGAAGACTCGAAGCCGAGTACTCTCCCCGCAACGAAAGATTCGAGCTGGAAGACTGGATAGCAGAACAGTTATTCAACACATACAATGATATAGAAGAAACTGAATCCATACTGTTTAGGTTCCGAGAAGCGGTATTTATATATGTGCGAAGTAACGAGATATTCAATGCAACGAGGCTGGTTAACAATAAAGCCGTCGACTACTCAATCCTGCTCTCAGGGTTCCTACACAGGAACTACGGTGTCTCGAAACTCGCCAACAACAAGGACATCGAGAAGTCGTTGATACTCACTGAGTTAGACTTCGAATTAATGTCCATGCAGATAGTAGACGACTTTATTTACTGGTATGAAGAAGTGAGCTTGGTAAAGGAGGTGCTAGAACGTGCAGCTTAGTGACTGAATCCTAAAAAAAATCTTGAGTATTCACCAGCTAGTGCATAGTAAGGATAGGCTCAGCGCGTCCCGCCCTTCATTACATGAACTTCAAGTTCAAAATTGGCGACACTGTTCTCGATAAAAACGAAGCCAAGGCGCTATTCAGCGCAGCAGGTCGCACTGATTCAATCGTAGTTGACGTGGCCGACCACGTGGACTTCGGAATGATCGATGCTAAGAAGCTCTTTAACATCAGTGTCGAGACCAAAAACCCGACGCTTGCATCACTCGCTGCACGTTTCGCCATCGAGGGTGTCGAGCTTCCCACCAAAAAGGGCACGAAGAGGAGCGAAGCAAAGAAGCTCTCCCAAATTGAGCTGACAAACGAAATCGACTTGCCCTCGCAGGCAATCGATGCGTTGTGCCACATGTCGACGATTAAGGCAGTCGGTGCCGCGATGATCCTCGACAATCTCAAGGGAGGTCAGACCAAGACTCTTCGTCAGATTGCCACCAGCTCGGTCAACTCGATGGCATACCGAGGCTCAGTGAGCCCTGACTCCCAGTGCTTTAAGGGCTTCATTAAGGACGCGGATGGTCACTACCGCACCCTTGTGCAAAGCAGCAGCGTCCCTCGCAACGCTTGCTACCACGCTTCGCCAATGTATAGCTCCATGCGTGACGGGGTGGCTTTGCTTAAAGAATGGGGTCTGGTAAACCTGAAGGAGACTATCGAATTTGGTAGCCAAGACAAGGATCTGACCAACAACAGCAAGCGACTGCGTCGGACGGTCTACGCTGTTTCCCTAACCTCCAAAGGTATCGAGGTAGCGAATGAGTGGGGAGACATTACGGATTTCATCAGCCATCGGTGGAGCACTCGACTTCGCGAAAGGCGCCTCTATGCTGCGTAAACCAGTCAAGTAAAGTTACGGGGCGTCTTAGGCGCCCCTTTTTTTAACCTCATGAAAATCACCTACCTCACAGAAGATCAGGATTTCAAAGATGCTTTAGACGAGCTGCACCAGATTCCTAAGCTATGCCTTGACTTCGAGACGACTGGACTTTGTCCTCATGTTGCTAAGCCGAGACTGCTCCAGTTGTGCTCAACTGACGAGAAACTAAAAGACAGAAACGTCTACGTAATTGATTTCTTCAAACTGAGTACCACTAAGGGTCTTAAAGAGCTGATCGAGAGCAGAGAAATGCTCTTAGGTCATAACCTTAATTTCGACTTGCAGTTCCTGCTAAGTCTCGGAATCGACTTCAAGGGTAAAATCTTCGACACATACATAGCTGAGCGGTGCCTAAGGGCTGGCTTTAAAGAGAAGCGCATCAGCCCACAGGCTCAAAAAGCTTATTTCGCAGACGTTTCCTGCTCTTTAAAAGCTGTCGTAGAAAGGAGACTCGAGTTAGAGATTTCTAAGGAGCAGCAGGTTTCGGACTGGAGTAAGCCTGACCTCGACATCGAGCAGATAACTTACGCGGCTAAGGACGTTGATTTACTCCCTCAGATCGCAGCCGATCAGCTCCGGGAACTTGCAGAAGAATCCTTGCTTGATGTCTACTCACTCGAATCGAAGTGCATACGCCCCGTGGCAGCAATGTGTCACAGAGGATTTAACGTCGATGTTACTAAGCTAATAGAACTAAGAAGCTCTATTGAAAAAGAGTTAAATGAGATAACGTTAGAGTTCTGCACAGAGCTAGACAGCTCCCTACCTGCCGAACTCAAACTACCCCGAAGAGAAGATGGCTCCCTGGCAATCGGAAAGAAACAAAAGAAGGAGTTTAATCCAGGCTCTGGAGTCCAGTGCACCAAATGCTTCCAGGCTCTTGGCATTGAACTACCAGTTAACCCAGGAACTGGAAAAAGCACGCTTAACCAGGTGCAGCTCGCGGAATTCGACAGCGATGACCCGCTTCTAAACCTTTATAGGAAACGCACTAAGGTTGAGACACGCCTTGAGCACGCTGAGAAACTCATAGCAAACATCAACCCAATCACTAAAAGAATTCATTCCGGATACAATCAGTACGGAGCAAACTCCGGGCGCTTCACCTCAAGTGGCGCCAAGAAGACGAGTGCCAAACAAGTAAAGAGTCAGTTCGCAATCAACGCGCAACAGATCCCTAGAAGCTCTGAGTTCAGAGGTTGCTTCGTGGCCACGCCTGGTTACGAACTGATCATCTGCGACTTCTCTCAAATCGAGCTCAGGCTAGGTGCGGAGTTAATTGGTATACCTCAGATGATCAAAGCCTTCAAAGAAGGGCACGATCTCCACACGGTGACTGCGAGTTTGATCTATAAGGTGCCACTGGAAGAAGTACAGAAGCACCAAAGGCAGGAAGGAAAGACACTAAACTTCGCATTGCTGTATGGAATGGGTTTCAGAAAATACAAGACCTACGCAGCTCAAAGCGGCAAAGTCATAACGTTATCGGAAGCTAAGGTAGCGCACACAGCGTTCCACAATGCTTACCCTCGCCTGAAGCAATGGCACCGCGAGAGAGCGGCCATGGTCGAAGACGGTTGGACTTATGTGAGGACGCCTCTGGGTCGGAGGCGTCTACTGAGCTACGACGACGCGACAATGACTGCTTGTGCCAACACACTCATCCAAGGGGCGGGCGCAGACATACTCAAGCTGTCTCTAGCGAAACTAAACCCCTACCTCACAGAGGGTGTGAACCTAATCGCTTGTGTACATGACGAAATTGTCTTGGAAGTCGAAACCGATAAGGTCGAAGAGTATAAACTCACCCTTGAACGCTGCATGAAAGAAGCAGCGGAGACAATCCTGAAGGAAGTGCCAGCTAAGGCTGACGCTAGCCACGGGGGCAACTGGTCAGACAAATGAACAAGACGGCTAAGCGCACCAGACCTCTTTCCCCTAGCAAGTTCAAGGTGGGTGATCGGGTTACGGAAACTCATAAAAACATCACGTTCATCGGGGACTTCACGGATAAGAAGAAGACTGATCTTGTGCGCCATATCTCTACCGACGCACGGAAGGGGACGGTCAAAGAAGTCTTCGTCAAGACGAACGCTCGCGGCGACCGTCGCCATTACGCCAACGTCTTGTGGGATGGCTTCAAGTCCACGGCGGAGCACGAGCAAAGCAGACTCTCGTTGCACGTCGGCGAGACGCTTAAGCAAGAGAAGACTCCCGTAATTAAAAGTAAAAAGCCGTCGGAGGCTAAGGGAAAGAAACAAGCTGGTGTCCAGATCTTGAATCTAGATGTGTCAGACACGAAAGAGATATTCACAGCTAAGACAGAAGAAGGCTATGTAGGTTGCTTACGAACTGACTCCACAATCTGCCTAACTGTCGAGGTCTACAAAAGTGCTCTAGAGGCAGCAAACAACGCCCGTAAGCTCAAGAAAACGCTGGACGGAGGGAGTAAAGAAAAATGTAAAGAAACACAAAAGAAGCTGACTAAAGACAAAAACTATGTAGTCAAACAATCAACTAAAAAGGTAGTCTTAAGGTCGAGATTGTACACTCTCGAAGAGACCAAGGCAATGCCTCTCCTGCGTTTCCAAGAGGTGTGGGTAATTATAAAAGACTCTATGTACGTGAGTAGCTGTCTTGATAAAGAACGAAGAAACTTAGTAAGCTATACGTCAGAAAAAGATAAAGCACAGTACTTTACTTGCCACGAAAAGGCCAAGATGACTATGCGCGTATTAAAGGGGGCCGTGGGTCCCGGCTTTGATCTAAAAAGATTTTTCATTGAGAATAAGTAGAATTAGAAGAGGTGACTCAGGTAGATGGCTACTAGATTTGCAGGTGACTTCTTCGGACTTTCCTTGGCTAGTCCGGAGAAGGAGACCTCGAGTCTGCTTCGTTACTTCCCGGACCTCCGCACTCTAGGAAGTAAGTCTCCTGTTGAGCGGAAAAGGGAGCAAGATGGCGCTCGCTTATTCGGTAACGCTCAAGCAGTAAGTCCCTTTACCGGTTTCAAGACGTTCGAAAAGCCACAGGGTCAGTACAGAGCTGCTCCTGTGTTTTCAGGTTTTAAGACCTTTGAGCAACCGAAGCAAGCCAAGGCACCGGACGTACCCAGACAAAATCCTGACGAGTTGGATCCTGTAATTCGAGAGTTTTTCGGCGCTAACTGAAAATAAGGTCAATTTACTTTATACTGATGAGATAGGTTTGCCTCTTCACGAGGTTCTCAGCTCTTAAGGTAGAAAAATGGCCGTCACCAAAGAGGGACTCCGTAAGGCAGGATCTAAGCTAGGAATCGACCTGGCTGGTCTCTTTGAGGATGAGAACGGAGAAGCGACTGGTTTTGAAGGTCTATTCCCATCATTCAAAATCACCTCGCAGTTAAAAGGGCGTAGTCCTTCCACAGCGACCTTTAAAGCTGCAGCCGAACCGGCTCGTACTGTCGAATTCGAACTGGCTCCTGAAATTGCAAGCGCTGTGTCTGCTCCGCCTCCAGCAGCTCCGCCTCAAGCAGCTCTCAAGACATACTTCGGCACTGTTGGTGGTGTCGGTGTTGAGGACATCGGTGAGAAAGGATTTGGTCTGAAGGACTACTACGCAGCGATCGACGCTGGTTACGACCCGGAAAGCATCAAGAGCTGGGTTCAAAGCCAACGCCCAAACCTGTACAACATTGGTCCCGGTGCACAGGAAGTTCTGGGTATTCAAGGTTACGAGTCCACCACGCCTGGCTTATTTGACTACACCAAATACGGAGCTGGCGGTTTTGGTATGAAGGATGTGAAGGCTCTTCGTGCGAAGGGTGTCGACGAGAATACTATCCGGACGCTGGCCGCTCAGGCACCGATGGTTGGTCCCAAGGCTGCCGCTCAGTTAAACGTGGCACCTAGCAGGACGCAAACCATCACCTCCACCTACGATCCCGGTTCAGCTGGCGGTGCAGGTTTCGGTATGAAAGACGTTGAAGCCCTCCGAGCACAGGGTGTCTCTGATGCTCAAATGAGGGAAATTGCCAAGCGCTCTTCCATGATTGGTGGTGGAGCTGCTGCTTACTTAGGTATCTGATCCTAAAGCTGTAGAACCAGCTACGCTTAAAGGTAGCTGGGTGTTACAGATGAAGATCATCAAACGTCTGCTAGAAGGACGCCTTGGGGTATGGCTTAAGCTGTACCCCATTTTTGCTGCGAATGAAGAAGACAGGCGTCGAATCCTGGAGGCAGCAGATCAGTTCATGCCAAATGACGTGTATTAGTCACTGCCTAACAATTACGAAAAGATCAAAGCGTATAGAGTTAGCTATAACAGCTAATGACGCAGGCCACGCGCAAGCACAAGCTTCGGACATAGCTCGGGCTCTTCATGGGGAGTCCTTTCAGCTGGATTACAAAGAGATTGAGGAGGTCCCTTTGGCGACGCTCTTCAGGAGGCTGGCGTTCAGTGAGTTCAGCCACAACGAATGTGACGAGTGGATCGGTAAATTCGTTAACGGATCCCCGACGGTTTATACGCTAGGTCAAAGGTACTACGTGCGTCCCTTGATACTGGATTACCTTGAGATCAACAAAGATGGTTGTGTGAAACCTTCATGTGGTAACCGTCTATGCATAAATCCGTACCACAATTCTTACAAGAAGATGAAGGCATCAAAACTTAGCGACGCAGACACGAATTTGGTACTAGCCTTCTCAGGCCAAGGCGTCCCTGCTAAAGAGATAGCCAAGGCACTTAAAGTACACCGCTCAACGATTTACCGAACTCTAAACCGTGAACATTTTCACCTTAGGTCTAAGGATCACTGACGCTGCAGACATCGACGAAAACAAAGTCGCGCATGTCTTAGCTGAGTCCCTTCCCTCGAGCGATCGACGGGTCTCAACTAAGGTCCAACTTTCAATGAAAGAGGACCACTACGTCGGAAAATTACTCAAAACCCTTAAAGAAAAAGAGACTGTACTTGCAATCGGTCCTACCAAGAGCACCCCGGATGGTGTCCTGCAAATGCAGCCCATGCTTGTTGTCGGCAAAGACAACTGGGATGATCTCCTGGCGGTAAACCTTTTTGTATCCACAGGTGGTCTTGGTCCTACGACTGAGGAAACTCAGTTAGGCGACAACACTGTTACCAATCGATCCCTGGCTTGGCAAGACGAGAAGGGTGAAACTTCTTGGTTCAAGCTGACGGCTTGGGATGCTCTCTCCGGACAACTCGCTGAGCTTGCTCCAGGCACTCCAACCATCGCTGTGGGTCGCGTAAGTACTTCCGAAAAGGAAGATCGTAAGTACCTTAACTATGGAGTAGAGAAAGTTCTCTACCTCCCGCGCAGCAAGAAAGCTGCACCCGCCAAAGCGGCAGACCCAGATAAGGGTCGCGTCTCTACGGCTGCTCTCGGTTCACTGGACTTCTCTCTCTGATTTACGGCCATGGTTTTTATTGCAGGCAAATTTTCGGCTGATGAAATTCTCTGCCAGGTCCCGCCGCACACGCTCCGCGTCGATCTTCAAGCTCGCCGTTGGAAATCCGATACTGATCCTGACGCGGCCATCACTGATTCAAATGACAACGGCATACCCATTGAGTTCATCCTTCTTGGGTTTACGCCGTACTTCGGTAACCTCGGCATGCGCTCGCATGAAGAGTTTATTCGGATTAGTTACATTGGTGTTACACCTTCTCATCGTCTGCTTCCGCCACGCTGTGTATGTACAAGCATCATTAGTGGCAAGTCGAGTCAAAAGAACTTTATCTCGTACTTCCAAACGCTCTACAACAACCGTATTAATGTTGGTGAGGTAATTACCTCGACTAAATTTGTACAGAAGTCCTTCAACGAAAGGGATCCTGTTACAGGCGCAGATGGGGCAAAGATCAACTACAACGCTCTCGAATTCAAAGACCGGCCCGCTCAAAATGACGAGGAGCGTAAGCTCATCGAGGATATTGGGGCGTGGCTTGAGGGCGGCTCAGGAGACCTGGTGGCTGCTGCTTTACGAAGTGGGATCCCCGGTAGCAATCTGGTTGAGCTACCTCTCGGGGAGGATCATGCAGCTATCAAGGAAGCTTTTATGGAAGCTAACCCACGGCGCTTAGAGGGGGCAGCACCTGCTGCGCTTTCTGCACTCCCCGCAGGTGCAGGCGATCCCTCCGCCAAGGCAGAGGCATCTGAACCTCCGACCGCAAAAAAAGGTTCCCCCAAGAAAGATCTTTCTGAGGAACAGAAAGCAGCATTAAAAGCTGCAGGTCTGGATTTCTAAAATACGGACGAAAGCCTGAACATCAGGTAAGGAGGTAAGGACGCCTTACAAGCGTCCTTTTTTTTGCGCCTACCTACAGGTCGATGAGATCACCGAAAGAAGGTAGATCAACATTGTGCGTAATACAGTACTTAATAATGTTCTCTAGGATTCTTCCCCGGATCAAATAATTTGCATATACAATCTCAAGTATCTCCTTCTTCTCCTCAGAGTTGAGCTTGTTAAGCCCATCCAAAAAAGATCGGTGGGTAAACTGCTGCTCAAGAGTCATATGAGAACGCAGCTTATTCAACAACTGTTCTGACATGTCTGGCTTTTACCGAGTCCCTCGCTACATCTACGATCCTATCCGTAATTCAAATCTCATCGAGGGTAGGGTTCTTTTGCCATTCGATCCCACGGGTGAGCTGGCTGAGCAGGTCAAAGCGGACTGTGTGTCCGACATCCAGATCGGTAGATCAGAGGAAGACATCGTCAACCTCGAATGGTGGCAGAACCAAAAACAAAACGTCGACTGGGTCATAGCCATCACACAGGGTATGAAAGACTATACAAAGTGGATAACTGAATGTGGGTTACAGGTAGCTACGAGAGGCGTGTGCATCCTTGACAGACTTACTTTTTTAGAGCCCACGAGAGCTCGTGAAGACTTCTTACAGGAAGCATCACTCACAAACATTAAGATATTGAGCCCGCGACCAGCATTCCGTGCGGATGGTACAAACTCAAAAGATCCTGTGACCTCCGCATGGTTTGTATTCCAGAAGGGTACTGCTCCTACAAGCAAGACAGAAGTAGATTTTGAAGTAGGGTGGCACCGTCCTCAAAACTTAAAGTTATGAGCAGGAGATTGCTCGATAAACTTGATCAGTTAATTCAGTTGCAGAAGGAGCAAAATAGTGCGCTGGATAAGATCACAGCACTTTTAGTCGGTCAACAGCTCCTTACCGAATGCGTTGATTACCAGGGTAAAGCTCGGACACCTGAGGACTGCGCTGAAATTACTATTGAAGGTTTTTCAGCAGCACTTTGCTTGATGTCTGAGCTTGAGCAGAGAAACAAGGAGTATCAGTACCAAAAACAGGAATTCTTCATCAGCAATGATGACGATGAGGACGAAGATGACAACGAAAGCAGTGGAAACACATTCCCAACTTCGTTCTAAGATAAAAACAAATTGACACGATCATTGTGTCCGATACACGCGTAACGATTAACGGTTTAAGGCACTATCTGTGTGCCGGTGTACCTAAACCGCTGCCTTCAGTCACCTCGGTACTCAGCGCCACTCAGTCGGAAGCCACGCGTAAAAAACTGGCGCACTGGAACTTAATGAATCCAGGAGTTGCTGATGCTGCAGCGACTAGAGGAACATGGATACATAACAGTGTAGAGGACTATCTCCGTGGTCTTAGAGTAATTCCATCCGAACAGTACAAACCTTACTGGAACGGAGTACCAGAACTATTGGACAATCTGCTCGAAGGTGGTCGAGTCCTTTGGAGTGAGAAACCATTTAATCAGCCAAGATGGGCGAAGTATGTTGGTGACGACGGTGTAGGTAGAATTCATTACTACAACGATGACACAGGTCATGGTTACGCAGGCTGCTGTGACCTCATCTACATGAACGCAAATGCGGAAATCGTTCTCGCAGACTTCAAGACGAGCAACGGACCTTACTCGGCCCGCTTCCCCAACAAGAGTCAAAATCTCGATGAGAAAACGAAGAAAGCTTTAATCTCTGGCGTATTTAAAACTAAGAAGACAAGGTTACAACTCGCCGCTTACAAACTCGCAGCGGAGTCCTGCTTAGGAATTAATATAGTCAAGACACAAATTATCGTTACTACTGCAATACCAGAATTCAACACCCAAATTTTTACGTTTGGTACAGAGGAAGTTGAGAAGGATTGTGAGAGTTGGCTTCAGGTTTTAAAAAATTACTACGAACTAAACCCACAGGCGTAGAATCAATTCCACCAGACGGCTGACTAGAAGAGGGTTCTTCACCTTTTCTTAGGGTTCGCCTGCCCGTTATCAGGCCATACTAGAAATGCTCAGCGACAACCCATGAAGTTCATTTGCTCTGTAAACCTCGGGGTCGTCCCTCACCTCGATCCCGAGCTGGGCAAAATCGCTAGTGGCGGAAACTTTTCAGCGTTTAACTCAGGCTGGGACGCCTGCGAGCTCGATACGAACGAACTAGGAGAGGTCCTAGGTAAGCAAGCAGGTCTCTGCGCGTGGCATTTACAAGACGGCAAGCGACAAAAGAATCAGACTGGAGTTATAAAAGCCGGATTAATCATTGTTGACATTGACAATCAGGCCGACCATAAAGATGAGAGTGGGAACAAAGTTCAGAAGCAAGAACTGACGGTAGAACAAGCATTAGAACTCGATATTTGTAAAAAGTATTTAACCCTTGGCTATTACAGCCCTTCAACATCGGAGGGTTGGCCACGCTTCCGGTTGGTCTTCGGTCTTGAAACTACGGTCATCAACCCTGGTTTTTACCAATGGTTCTGCAAACAGATCTACGCTCAAATCCCTGGGTCTGATGTCCGAGCGACGACGATCCCAAACCTCTTCTACGGACCAAAAAACCCGGAAGCAATTTTCGCCAAGCCAGGGCGGTTTATCCCGACAGCCAAAGTCAACGAGGCGATCCAAGCTTTCGCTGCGCTTCCTCCGGATGAAAGCGATTCAGGTGGAGAACCGATCGAGTACTTCAACCAAGTAACCATCCGCGAGAACGGAATGGACTTGGTTCGGCTTGCGTCGAACACAGTCCGCTCTGTGCTCGAAGGGGAAGAAGTCGGTGATCGCAGCTCGACGATGGCTGCGATTTTCAAGGAACTCCTCGGATGGTCGAACTGGTGCACGACGCACGACATAGCTTTGTGCGTCTCACCCTTGACAGTCGCACACGATGCGTTCTATAACATCTATGGTTACCCACACGACATCGATGGTAAGTTCGAGCGCATCCTGAATTCCATCAGGAACCCCGAGGAGCTTCAACCTGCAGTCTCACTAGCTTCGGAGCTCGGTGAGTTGGGCACATGGAAAAAGATCAGACGCATCAGCCGATCTGTCTTTGATACCCACGCCTCAAAAGAGGTCAAAGCAGCACTCGAGGAGGCCAAACGTGAGGCAGCAATCAACGCTGTCCTCGACATGTCTGAATTTGACCTCAGCTCACCAGAGCCTGAGACATCAACATCAAAACCAAAATCAAAAGTTAAAACTAAAGAACAGGCCATGAATGTTCCTTCTACACCGAGTCAGCTCGTCAGTCTCCAGGGTGGCACCCGGAACCGAGAGTTCTCCGAGAATGACGTAGCTGACATTATTGTCACGAATCAAGGCGACCAGTTTATATACGATAGTTATCTGGATCAGTTTTATCACTACGATGACGATCAAGATATCTGGTACTACCAAGACGAGCAGCACATAAAGAGAAGGATCGTTAAGGCGCTCGATTCGTTCGTAACCGCTGGTGTGCTCGCGAAATACAACGCGGCGATGATCAACAGCGTCTTTTCCATCCTCAAGGCGAAACTCCTTAAGTCAGCAGACGGAGGGCGCCGGAGTGTTTGGACAAAATCGCGTGGGTTCATCCCTTTCAAAAACGGTGTGCTCGACACCACGACGCTTGAATTCGACGAAGGTCAGCACAAAAGTCTTTACCTGCGTCACAAACTCCCTTACGAGTACAACGCCAAAGCACAATGCCCGGAGTTCATGCGTTGGATTACGACCTCCCTTGATAAGGGCCAGGAAGTTTTAATCCAAGCGTTCGCTCGAGCCCTACTAACCGGTTACACGGCAGGAGAAAGATTCCTCCACTTGGTTGGTCCTGGTGGCACCGGTAAATCAACCATGCAGCAACTTATGGTTGCTTTGGCTGGTTTCCACGGAACTCACACATCGAGCCTGGAGGTTATTGAGACAAATAAATTCGAGAGCTACAACCTGATCGGGAAGAAGCTTCTGCTTCTAACAGACGAATCAAACTACAACAAGCGCATGGACGTGCTTAAAAAGCTTACGTCTGCCTCCGACACCCTGCGAGCCGAGAGAAAGTATGGAAAGGAGATCATCAGCTTCAAACCCGAGTGTTTGGTCTGTATCGCTAGTAATGAACACATCACCTCCAACGACTCAAGTAGTGGTCTCGAGCGTCGGCGCTTAACCATTGTCATGGACAAAGTCGTTGACCCGAGCCTTCGTAAGGAACTAATCAGCGTCTTCGAGGATCGAATCGAAGGTGCTTTTGTGCCCGAGATGAGTGGCATCGTGACTTGGGCTCTGTCGATGGAGTACGCAAAGATGAAGGATGTGCTGGCCAACCCCACGAAGCATGTTCCTTCCCTAAACCGCACCAACATCGAGGCCCTACTCTTCAACAACCAATTCGTGGCTTGGCTCCACGACTGCTGCCTCTACGCTCCAAACACAATCTCCCCTGTTGGCATGGGCGCACGGAAGCCCAACACTGATGAGGCGGAGAAAGGCATGTATGTGGCAAACGCTTACGGTGCCTTGTATCCCAGCTACGCAAACTTCTGTAAGTCCTGTGGCTACAAACCTGCAGCTAAGCACCGATTCGTCGAGAGAACAAAGGAAGCTCTGGTGAACATTCTCAAGCTTCCGAATGTGAAGATAGTCTTAAACGATGGAGTTGCCGGAATCAAAGGGCTCCGGATTAAGGCATATGACCTACAATCCGATCGTGCAGCAAAAGGCCCTGACCGCCTCCCCAGCCCGGTGGAGTTCGCTCAGGATATGAACAACAGTCACTGGAACACAGCTTTCCAAAAACATGATCCGTCTAAACCCTAACCTCACACTCGCAGTGGCGGCCACGGTTGCTGTTGGCGTAACCACTGCGATTACTGCGCCTCAGTTTGTCGGTGCCTCTCTCGCTTTCGCTGGCGGCCTTATCGGAGGAGCAGGGATCGGTCGTGAGAGAGTTCTCCGTCAGCGCCAGAACGACGAGGCTGCCACGCGGGTAACCTCTTGCTTCTCTGCTCTTTACGAAGCCAACAAAGGTGTTGTCGACCCCATCCAACTCGGAATGATCGCAAACATCTCCGCAGCACGCGCTCATTCATTTCTGACCGGTCTCGCCGAAACGACTAACGGGCAGAAGATTACTGTTAAGCAAGGGGGCGGCGTAGTTTTCGCCTTCCCTCACTCACAGTCAGCACTCGATGAGTTGACTGCGAACGCACGTAAGTGGGCAGAAGCTCAGACGCAGCAACTGAGCTCAGAGCTCATTCAACACAAACAAGCTCTTCAATATTTCCAACTACAACAGGCAGCTGCCACTCAACCTAAAAGCCCTGCTCCTCGCGTCGAGCCAAGCCCTTGGGAGAACGTAGCTCCTCCGTCGTAATCATTACCACTTCTATGTCTGAACTTTCATCGCAAGCCCAAGAGGTGTTCTGGGCGTTCAACCGAGCAGCCAGCGGCAAGCCTGAGGAGTGGCACTAGTCGCCCGCCATTGCCGCCGCAATCCGAGAAATCGCAGCCAAGTATTCCTGCGAGGTTCATGGCGATGGCTGGTACGAACTGGTGGTGGACGCCGCCGACCTTTACGCGCTTGCTGATGAGCTAGAGGGTGTCAAAGTCGGCACTTATCGCTGTGAGCTGCAAGCTCAGTAGTCGGGCACACTAATGGGTCGGTCTCAAGGTATCGCTGCCGCGAGATCGCTCACCAGCGTGGTGACGCGGGCATCAAGAAGGGCGAGGTCTAGGGATTCGCCGATGGAGTAGAAAGCGATGCGGGCGTTAGTCGGGATGCTTCCAAGCTCCCTAGAAAATACATGGACATTAGTTGCGGTAGGCGTAACTGATGCCATTGAGTGAGAAGTAGTTGTATTCACAACGCGAAAAGATGCTAGAGACGAACTGCTGCGAGAGTGCCCAACAAAACCCGTAGGATTGGCAGAGTACACATTCAGCACCGCACCATTTGCACCACTTCGGGAATCAAAATGTAAATTGGCGCTGGCTGTAGAAGCGAACACAATTCTATTGTTGCCCGCAGTCACGCCAGTGCCATCTCCCATAAAAATAGCCGGATCAGAGCTATTGGCAGTTGAAATATGCAAAGCGTTGTGATTGCTGTTCTGCGGATCAGCATTATTAGCTCGATTGCTATTTAGATACTTTGTACTTCCATCCCCAACCAGTCCCGTCGAACGGTTGTAATCCCCAGCCACGAAGTTGTAGTTAGTCGGCGCAGTACCTACAAGCGGAACCAACGCCCCGCTCAACGTCCTAGCACCCGCCAAAACACACGATGCTTTGATTGCATCCCAAATTCCATCCGTTTTGCAACCAGACACAAACGTGCTGTAAGCAAGCTTGACTCCTTCCTCTAGCGACTGTCCATCTGCTGCCTCCACGCGGTCAATGTAGAAAGCCGCGTCAGGATCCAGCTTCTGAGTTCCCGTAATAATCCAGCTCATCGCAACACCTCCGTTTGATTAGTGGCAGTGACTAAAAGGTCGTGGTTTGTGTAGGTCATGGGATTGCCACTCCGATTGCGTTGATGAGGTCGGTG